TCCATGTGCTGAAATTAAAAATGTTAAATTTCTTGGTCACGGTCGTCCTAATAGCGAGAAAGGTCATGGTGACATTCAATCTATCAAACGCAATTCTAAACATGAATTGGTTAATTCTGCGGTTACTCGCATGACGCAGGAGTATAATGGTAATGTTGATGGTTTGAGAGATTGTTTGGATGATGTTAAGTGTCAGCTTGTTGATTTACAAGCGGACATTGAAAATAAATTAGAAGCCGACATAAAGGATAAGGAAGATGTTGAATTTGTAACGGCTAAATTTAAGAATTTTAATAGTACCTTGACTTATACATTAACGAACGTAGTTCCGTGTACTAGCATAGTGACAATTATTAAGTTTTGTGTGCCTGAGGCTGAAGAAAAATTTCCAAGTTGTGACATGCGTCCTGATTCACAATCAGGGATGCCGTTGAAACATTCCAAACTCGGGCTGATTAAGTCTGAGATTGTCAAGAAGAGTGTATATGTTCCAACTGGTTGGAAGGCGTGGTTTTTAGGTCCTTTAGAAGAGACTGATGTGAAAATTTATTACCCGTCTTTGGAAATTGTGTCTCAGTTGTTGGCCCCTAACATTGCGTCAATATTAATGACTGACGATGTAATATGGCAGCGTTTGAACGCTGCCATTGGTTCGTTATCTACCATCAATTATAATAGATTTGATTTGGTGAGCAATGTTTTGCAGGACTCTCTTTTTGTGGCCTATGAGATATCATTGGCGCGCAAATATCGTCTATCAGAAACGGATTTTCCCATAGCCCACTTGGTTGTGGGCGACTCGTTAAGTATGGATACCGAGTTGGAGAAGTGCCGCTCAAAAAGATTGACGAAGTTAAAGAAGATGTCCGAATTATCATTAGGCGGAAGAATGATCCGCGAATTCGTAAACCAGTTGCAGTGTCTTTGGGGTGTATTTTTGTGGGTGCAGCTAATCCCCATCCATGTATGGAGGATGTTGATACTGTTGTTGCTGGTATTTGCAAGAGGTTTGCTTTTAAACCTCCCGTACCCGACAGAGGTGTGTTGCAACAATTTAGGGTTTTCGTTGCAAACTGGGTTTCATCTAATCTTACACCCTTATCGAGTGATGTGGATGTTTCTGTTGAGAGTTGGTTATTATCTACAATGTATCCTCAATGGAGAAAGAAAGAATTGCTCAGAGGATGGGTTAATTATTCAGACCGTGGACTTGGAAAAGAATACGTTGCTGTTAAGTCCTTCATTAAAGATGAGTCCTACACTGAATACAAGCATGCGAGGGCTATTAATGCAAGAGTTGATATATTCAAGTGTTTTGTTGGTCCCATTTTTAAACTTATTGAAAAAGAGCTGTTTAAGAATAGCTTCTTTATCAAATATGTGCCTGTACGTGACAGGGCTAAGTTTATATTGGATAACCTTTATCAATTAGGTTCTCGGATAATGGCGTCTGATTATTCTCAGTATGAGTCCCACTTTACCTTAGAGATCATGGAAGTTTGTGAATTCCAATTGTATGATTACATGACTCAGAATTTACCCACTGGTGGCGCATTTCGTGATGTATTGCGTTCCATTATAGGTGGACGTAATCACTGTACTTATAAAAATGTTTCCGTAGATATTAACGGAACTCGTATGAGTGGTGAGATGAACACCTCTTTAGGTAATGGGTTTACGAATTTAATGTTAATTTTATTTACTGCTTATAGTCATAAATGGAAAAATTTTAGGGGTGTCATCGAGGGTGATGATGGCCTCTTTACGTATTTTGGTGATGAACCAACACTTGGTTGGTTTGAATCTTTAGGATTTACAATTAAACTTCAACATTTTGATTTTCTTAATGAAGCTAGTTTTTGTGGTCTTGTTTTTGATTCTGTTGATATGTGTGTTTTGGCTGATCCTATTAAACTTTTATTGAATGTTGGTTGGGCGAGAGCAAATTTGCTTAATGCATCACAGAAGACTTTATGTAAAATGTTACGTGCTAAGTGCATGTCTTTATATTCCTCATATCCTGGTTGTCCTGTGGTATCAAGTTTTGCCTTTAACATTTTAAGACTTTTGGGGCCTGGTTATGTTAATACAAATGATATGAACAATTATAAGCGTACAATGTTCTATCAGGACCTAATTGGATTTGATTTTAATAAAAGGCCTGTTGTGGGATTTGGTAGCCGTATTATTGTATCAAAATTATTTAAAATTAGTGTTCAAGACCAGATAATTTTGGAAGAATATTTCGATTCCATGTGTAAAATTGATAATTGGACGCACCCGTCTTTATTGGGTTATTGTAATAAAGATCAGTTACATTATAGTGATGTTTATGTCCAAGACAGTTATTGTCATGGTAATTGTCCTATTTTGAGGGTGCCACATAAAATGACAAGGAAGAGACAACAAAAATTAAAGAAACAGAAACAGCAACAGAAACCTGCTGTACCTGTTGTACGTAGGCCCGTAGTTAAGCGCCCTAATCGCACCATGGCTACTGTCATGGATAACAGTTCGATTGGCAGTAAGATCGGATCTGCATTAGGTGGGGTCTTGGGACATGGTGCTCAGCAATTGGTGAAGTATATTACCGGATTTGGTGATTATTCATTACAAGAAAATACATTAATGACTGGTGGTATGTCACCACCGGATGTTAAGAATTCCGTTGATACTGGCGGATTTATAGTCCGGCATAGGGAGTATATCGCTGATATACTTGGCACTATTGCTTTTACTAATACCACTTTTTCTATTAATCCTGGGTTGGAAGGGTCGTTTCCCTGGTTGTCACAAATTGCACAAAGTTTTGAAGAATATGCAATTCGCGGCATGATTTTTGAATATAAGTCCATGAGTGCTAGTGCAGCGATTTCTGCATCTGCAAACACAGCTCTTGGTACTGTGATAATGGCAACTCAGTATAATTCATTGAATAATGCTTTTACTGATAAGAAAACTATGGAGAATTATCAATTTGCGAATAGTTCTAAGCCTAATGAATCTTTTATTCATCCTATTGAGTGTAAGATGAATCAGACACCGTTAGCACGTATGTATACACGAGATGGCACGCCAACCACTGGTGATCTTCGGTTTTATGATCTTGGTACATTTCAGATCGCAACTCAGGGTCAGATAGTGAATGGTGGTGTTATGGGGGAACTGTGGTGTTCTTTTGAAGTTGAATTGTATAAACCAAAGCTTGTTTCTAGCTTGGGTTTTAATGAGTTAACTGATCACTGGATCATAACTAGTACAACATCCGCAGCTCCTTTTAGTATTTCTGCTTTACGTGCTTTACAACCAGGCTCATTGTTGGGTACCACTATCCTTGGTAACCTAGTGACATTCCCGTCTTCCATTTCTGATGGTAATTTTCTGGTAAATTATTTTGATATTGGCAGTTCTGTGACTACTGTTAACCCAACTGTCACTTTTAGCAATTGTTCAGTATTGAATGTTTGGAATAACGATGCTTCTGCTGCCGCTAACACTGCAGCTGGTGCGGTCAGTACTACATATTTTACATTGTTTGTGATTAAGGTAACTGCATCACCTGCTAGTTTTATTTTTGGTGCTGCTGGGACTATCCCGGCTGGCACGGCTGATCTGTGGATAACACAGATAAATTCTGGAATTGCAACCTAATGGTTGTAAATTTATGGCTATAATACTTTTTTTGAAATTTTTAGAAAATTTTCCG